TGACCGCTCTCGTCAGGCTGACGAAGGTTGCTGGTAGATGGCCACTGACCGCTCTCGTCAGGCTGACTTAGCGCGCCAGTTTGTGGCATCTGCTGCGCCATGATCGCTTGCACGATGGCGTCACGATTAGGGTCGCCAGCACTGCCTGCGAAGCGCGGATCGTCGGATTGGTAATATTCTGTCACATCGCGCTCCTATACGTTGACGCCGGCGGGCTCATAGACCGCCGCGATCGCGATCAGCTCCACGTCCGGCTTGGCTTGCTGCGCCACCGTGACCTGCACGATCGGCGCGTGTGCGAAACCGGTCTCGCCGATCGATATCCACATCGTGTTGCGCGCCGGGATCACGAGCAGCGCCGGCTGGTCCCACTGGCCATACTGCGCGATGTCGCCCGCAGACGGCGGGATGACGGCGCCCGCCGGTCCCCACAGCGCTTGGTCCCACACGTCACGCAGGCCAGGGTCAGGCCCGGGCGCGGGCGGCTGCGGGATAACGATCAAATTATCGACCGTCGCCGCGAGTTGCGGCACGAATGGCTCGCCGGCCGAGGACTTGAACGTCGCGCGTGCCTGGTGCCAGACGAATTGCGCGGACGGCGCGCCAAACATCTCCCAGCCGCCGACCAATGTACAAACGTAGGCGCGGCCGTCATCGAGGCCGGTGCGCTCGGCCTGCATGACGATGCCATCCTGCGTGCCGAAGAACATGTCGGCGCGCAGCCTGATCCAGCAGGTGGCGTCGTAATCGGTGAACCTTCCCCAGGCACCCGTGACATTGTTGGCGACGAGGCAGAACCGCTCGCCCGGCTTGCCGCCCGGCAATGCAACAAATATCCCGCCGTACTCGTCCCACTTTTTAGCTGTCCACGGATTCGCGCGCTTCTCCGTCACGCTGTCGCGCCACATCGGCTTGATCGTGCGCGTGAGCATGGCAAGCTCGAGCTGGCCTACTTCCTTGGTGATCGCCTGCGATAACGGAATGATGCCGTCCACCGTCAGCAGCAGAAGGTCGCCGCCGACGCTGATGTGCGCATTCATGCCCATCGGCGGGCTGGTGCGGTAACGCCCTTCCTGCCGCCAGTTGGCGGCGTCGGCGGGGTTCGAGCCCGTGAAGATCAGCACCTCGCCTTCGCTCGTGATGAAGACGCACTTATCGTCAATGCCGTCGCCTGCGTCCAGGGACCAGCTCGCGCCGGCGATGAGTTTCCCGCCGAGCGTTGCCGCGCCCGCCAACGGGATCTTCGCCAGCACGCCGCCGACTGAGTCGATCGGCAGATACCAGGCATCCATCGAGCCGGCCCCGATGAAATACAGCCTTCCGCGGTATTTCCAGACGTATGACAGCCCTTTGCCAAACTCGACCGGCGTTCCGGCGGGGCCGGTGATCTTGCTCCCACCATCCGTTGGCGCAGGCGCGCCCGCCGTGCCGTTGAGAACGACCCAGTTCGTGCCGTTGAACCGCAGCGGGTAATCATTGCCGCTCTCGTTGACGGCAATCATCCAGTTGGTGCCAAGCGCGCTGACGGCAGCATTTGAAAACTGCGCCGCCGACCAGTTGCCGCTTGACTGCCCGGACACGATCAATACAGGCGTCGAGCTGGTCACGTCGAACAGCTTCGTCGCCTGCGCGGCATACATGCGCTGGGTGTTGCCGCTCACGTACTCGAACGACGAGATGATGGGCAGGCGGGAGGGATCGCCAAGCGGAGGCCCAGGAGGATACGTCGGCGCATATAACGGGGGATAGGCGGTGGCGCGAAGCTCGGCGAACGTGAGCACAGCGCCGGTGGTGTGGGTAACGATAACGACCCATATCGAATCGTCGACAACATCGCGTACCACGTCGCCGATCAGATATATGTGCAATTGTTGCCACGCCGGGGCGGGAGTCGAGTGCAGGTCGCACCAGCGCACATAGCCGCCGCGCAGCTTCACGCCACGAGTGGTGGGCGCCCAGTTGTCCTGCACCAGCGCCCCACCGGGCTGCATGTAGGCTTCGTTTTCGTTCTGGATGATGCCGCGGGTCGGCGCCGGGATCGTGATCGTGCGCAGGTGCTGCGCGACCTGTTGGTCGACCGGCTGGCGGCGGAAGGCGGCATGCGCGCTCATGGCCGCGCCTCAAACAATAGTTTGGCTTGCAATGGATGGGTATCGATGCGCGGCCGATTTGAGCGCGACCATGTGCCGCCATCTGTTTCGCCTATCTTCCTCCACCCACAAGCGGCCAACGATGTCCCCCGCTCGGTCGCAAGGATGTAGGTGCCAATGCGCTTGAAGCCGAGCGCGAACGCCGCGCGCGCCGATGCACCATAGAGAAACGAGCAAGCGTTTTTTGAGCCATCGGTGGCAAGGCGGGTTATTTCTGCCGTTACGCCATCGTCACGCATGCGCGACACCGGTCGGCCAACAATCGACGCCCCCACAATCTTGCCATTCGACGCTGCGCCAATCGAAAAGACATGACCTACGACCGCTCCGTGGTGGCGGTGATGCTGCCGCACAAAAGCGTTGGCCTCGTCCAAGCCGATGCGTTCCACTGTCATCATGGCGTCGGCACCATCCAGGGATAGGCCGTGCGGGCATGTGCCGAGATCGGCAGGCGGTCGATGATGATCGGGCCGGGGCTGTCGGTGCCCATCGCATTGGCCATGGCGTCGCCCCAGGTGCCCATCGATTCCGCGTAGGGCGACCCCTTGTTAGCTTGCCATTGCCAAATCATGCCGAGCTTGAGGATGCGTTCGGGCAAGCGGTAGGTGTCCTCATCTTTTATGAACCGGTCGCCGGGATGCAGCAGCCCATCAGCAAACCCGGATAGCGCGATGGGGTTCTTGTCGAGATAGGAAAACCGCGCCGTGGCGCCGACGCCCATGATCGGCCAGATGTGCATCTGCCCGCCGTAGATCGTCCACTCGCCCCATGGGTGCTGCCAGTTAGCCGAGCGGCGCTGTAGCCATTCATCGGTATTGGGAATAAAGCGCATCGGCTGCAATGTGCTGGTTGAGCGCCAGACGTGCGAGTTGGTCAGCATGCGCAGGTAGTCGGCCGGCAGAT